GGTCTTGAAGATGTTGTACCGGTTAGAATATCATTCTAACCGCGCCATCACCTTAACATGAGGAGGACGCGCATGGTGCGCGAAATTCAGTGGTGGCATGGGGCCGAGGAATCTCTCGACTCTATGCTGGGCACTCTCCGCATCGGATGTAAAGTGGACTTTGGTACAGCCCTCTTTCCCCGAGGCCTGAGTGAGCCAGAGAAAGAGCTGCGACGTGATAAGATAGCGGGATCTATCTTTACGTACTGCGGCCTCGACAGTCTCCCGCCTCGATTGCGTGCGATCGAAGTTGAGAAGCGTTGGAAACTTTGGGGCACTTCTTCTCGTTGTCCTTCACACTTTCTGGACCAAACTCCAGGGGGTGCTGATTCAACTGAGAAACAGACCTCCAGATACTTCGATGCTTCCAGACAGCCTTGCGTCATTGACACTGACGCCATGCTTTACGCAATCAAGGCCGTCCAGGCGCTTGCGCCTGACCATCCGCTACAACCTCTTTTACCAGAGGACGTGGCAAATGATTTTCCGAATTCCGGTCTGGGTTTCCCGTTCATGTCTTCGGAAGCTGCGTTGTGGAGTGAAGCTCTCAAGATCGCAATCGAGATCTGGGAGAGTGGCTGTGATCTTCGTTGGATTGCAGAGCTAGTTGCAGTTGCTGGGGTTCGTGGTCAAAACCGCGGAAGGTTACAACCTACCGATGATCGCCCCCAGTGGTACGCGAAGACGCGACTCATCTACATGATGCCCCGTGTGTTTGCCATTCTGGAGAAGACAATCTTCAGACCTTTGTTCGATCATCTCAAGCACCTACCACAGTTCTGTGCTTGGCGTACTCCCGCTGATGTCGAACGGCAGATGACACTCCTCTTATCAGAGGGTGATCCAGTTCTCTCGATTGATTTCAAGAGATTTGACGTCTCAGTGCCTTTTGACGTCATCGATATCGTATATGATATCGCACGATCATGGTTTGGACGGGACACTGCTCCGCTTATTGACTTCTGTCAAGAGGGCTTCAAGCGGATGGGCATATTAGCCCCGCATCTTACTAAAGGTGCACGCACTCTCTATCCTGGAGAGGAGCGCACAGGGGGTGTGCCATCTGGTTCAGTGATGACGAACTGGGTTGATACGATTGCCAACATGATAGTCGTTCACTATGCCGCACACAGGTGCGGTACCCGTGTGAAGCGATACTATCCACAGGGTGATGATGGCGCTGGTACATTCACCCGTGAGATCTCACTCGAGGTCTTTGCGAAGCACGTGTCTACAGATCTCGGAATGACAGTCTCTACCGACAAGTCCTACTATGAGGCCGGCCATGTGCACTTCTTACAAAATCTGCACTCAGTCGACCATGTGGAGGACGGTGTTAATGTTGGGGTTAGGCCCCTCATGCACCTCGGCGCGTCGATGACGACGCATGAGAGAATGGTGGATGGATGGATTCGTCAATATGAGACGGTTCGGTTCATGCAGCAGATCGGTCAAGGGTGGCGACACCCTAGGTGCACGGAGATGTGCGACTGGCTGTATGGACACGATTGGTGTGTCCGCGAGGTAATAGAGAAAACTCTTGAGGGGAAAGATCCCTCGTTTCTCGATGCGGCAACACGGCAGATTGCGAGGAAGGACAGTGCGCTACGGTTCTGGGGGATGGCCCCCGGTATATTCCT